GCCGACGCAGAGCGCGTTGCTGATGCAGAACGCGTTGCCGACGCAGAGCGCGTTGCTGATGCAGAACGCGTTGCCGACGCAGAGCGCGTTGCTGATGCAGAACGCGTTGCCGACGCAGAGCGCGTTGCCGACGCAGAACGCGTTGCTGACGCAGAGCGCGTTGCTGATGCAGAACGTATTGCTGATGTAGAACGTATTGCTGATGCAGAACGCGTTGCTGGTGCCGGTGGCACTGGCGACGGTAATCCAGATCGTCAGCCGAACCCTCGTGAAACGTATAAAAAAATTTACATCACAATTGACGCATGCGCTATTACCGCAGAACAAGCCAGAATCGCATCGATTATGGCTGACGAGATTTTCAATAACCGCGAAGAACATCCGAGCGAATTTGATCTGTTGTCAAAACAGAATAAGGATAGTATCCCAGCCATTTACCAATTGCTGAAGGACGCCAACAAACAACTCGGCCACCGTTCCAGCAATACCAAGAATACCGATACCATTCCGTTCCAAGGCAAGGAATCACAGACCAGAGTCACCAATCCAGTCAAAGCGAAATTCGTCGTCCCGGAAGGATTTGGCGCAAAGAAGTCAACTACCCTCTGGAATCAGCCAGTCATCACCGACTTCGGCTACCCCTTCCTCAACTTCAGTAGCGAAGCAATGCTGTCGGTCCTGAAGTCAAAGGGAGACGAGGAACTGAAGAACGATCGTCTGAAGAAGATGTTCAAGGAAGCCAAGAAGAAGTACGGCGGTATCTGGAAAGCCATCTACGCAGCTCCGCTCGAAGTCATCAAGGACATCGCTACCAACACCGGTACGAAGTGTACGCCCAACTACTTGAAGGTGGACGGCATGTCTCTGATTAACTCGGAAATCGGCTCGCAAATCACGGTAACGCCGGTCAAGTACTACAGCGTTGACCCGGCATACGAGGAACCAGTCACCGTACCACGCAATTTCATCTCTAACTTCTACGAAATCCTTGACTACACCACATCGTCTCGACAGACCTACCTAAAGTATGCCGTCGGCATGGATGCGGACGACTTCGCTACAGAGACTACCGAAAACGGCGGCATTCCTCCGTTCTACATCCTCATGCCGAAAAAAGCAACCTACAGCAAGAGCGAAATCCGTTCTACCGGACTCTTCGGTTCTCTGTTAGGAGTGATACTCGGTCGGAAGCCATGCACGATGGTCAAGACCGCCTTCGACGGAAAACGCGGATGCCTAATGATTGAATCCAAGGATGCTAACAAATTGTTCTCGGAAACTTAATAAATTGTTTCACGTGAAACGTCAAACCGTCCGAACAGGGCGGTTTATTTTTTATGCAAAGGTATAAACTATTGCAAAATTGGTATGAGTTGACCTATGAATACTATCAAAAAAGCAATTTTCGAATCCGAAGAGGAAGAAGCAAAGGCTAAAGCTGGAGCCCCAACTCCAGAGGATGGTGCCGGTGTTGGCGCGGGTGCTGTGACGTATAATAAAGACCAAGTAACAGCAGCTCTTGTTAACCAAGGTCTAAATGAAAAGATTGCGGCAGAACTCGCCGCACGTACGTTCGGCGAGTCCAGTGAACTTTCAAAGTCTAAGGCTGAAACCCTTATCAACTATGTCGTTACAGCAAAGAACAACTTTGCAAAGCTTGATGATAGCATTTCACCGGAAGACGTTGGTCAACTTATCGTTGCTGCATACGACGATGACGACGCAATTGATGCGATCGAGTCTGGAAATCCGGAAACACTTTCCGAAGTAATTAAAAAGTACGCCGATAAAATTGGTGGTTCGGTTGTCGACGAAGACAAGTCTTCTTCGCCAAATCTCGACAAGATGGAAACTGATCCCTTGCTGAAACCTCTTGCCGAACAGCTACGAGTACGCTTCCGCGACAAGATTGTGGAAGGCGACAAGCTTGCTGGATTTATATCCAAGGTCGTTAGCGGAAAGGGCCCGAACTCTATCAAGTGGCATAAGTTCATCGAGGAATACGGCAAGGACAAAGCCGTCGTCCAGAACAAGATTATTCCTACATTCATCAAGTCATACAACAGCACGGTGAAGGAAGGCGAACAGATTGGCGCGAAGAACCAGATCGATGACGATGCACGACAGGACATCAGCGATTCCCAGAACCGAAAGGTTGGCAACGTCGTAATTCCTAACGGCTTCAACCAGAGCCCAGTTGAATTCGGTAACCGCGCCTTCCTGGTGGACATCGGCTATCCGACAATCAACTATAGTAGCGAGTTCATCAAGGAATTGTTGAACGAAACCGATCCTAAGCGCAAGAACAAGCTATTGAAGGCCGTAATCAAGCATGTGAAGGGCACTCCGGCAGAGAAGGCACTTGTGTCATTTTTTGGCAGTAAAAAGAAACTGTTCAATGTCATCAAGAACCTCTCTACCGCCAAGGGAATGCCGATGATTCGTAAGCCGGTCAAGGTTCCGTCCGAGGAACTTATCGGCGACTCCCAACAGTCGCAAGTATCCGTCATTCCGCTAAACCAGCTCGCCGGTCGTCTTAACGAAAAGCAAGATGCGAACCAGCGTACGGCGAACAACGAATCCGTTTACTATTACACCGGCGATGCAGTATTCGAATCTTCTAACCGTTGGGACGAATACCAAGTAAACTACATAAACGCCTTGTGTGAAGCCGTAGCCAACCAGCTCGGTGAACCGACAACCGTTCCGAAGGAATACCTCAAGCAGTTCTACGAAGTCATGCTTCCTAGCGGTACGTCCGGTATTCGCATGTATGCCAAGTTCCTCTCAACCGACGACCAGGCAGCAATTGCCGAACAGATCGGTGAAGACGAACTGAACCGTATCAAGAGCTCCAACCGAAACATAAATGAAGCTCTCCTCCAGGCATACATCAAGAAGACCAACGGTGTTCCGCCTTACTACATCTTGACTGCTCGCAAGACAGTCCAGGAACGTATGCGCGTGATGGACGAAAACCTCATCGGCAATTACCGTGGAATCAAGTGCATCGCTGGCCCCAACAAGGCTTTCGGCTACTTGCTCCCGGAAAAGGCAGTAAACGCTCTGTTCGAAATAGGTTAATATGCTGAGGGACATGTTGATACAACGCCTCAACACGGCGAAAGCACTGATGGAAAACAACAGTGCTTTCTACGTGAAGAAGGTAGACAAGACCCGATACGAAAAGGGAAAGAAGCTGGAACACCACTTCCTCGGTGTAGAGCGCGACGCTGGCGGTAACGCCGTGCTGTCGTTCGCCATTCCTTCCGAAAGTAATCCGGGTGTCAGACGCTGGTGCTTTATCGACATCATCCCAAAGGAAACGACCTTGTTCAATCTCGCCAAGACTACGAAGAAGCTTGGCGACCGTGTCAAGATTCTAAAGGACGCCGACGTAAAGTGCTTCTGTTCTTGCCCAGACTTCAACTGGTCTGGCGCAAAGTACAACATGAAGCACAAGTACGACGCGCTCTCCTCCGGACACCATGCGGACGAAGAACGTGACGACAAGGGCGAAGACATTCCGCCAAACGTAAGAGATCCCAAGCGCAAGAGGACTCTCTGCAAGCACCTCGTCGCTGCATGCGCCGGTATCCTCACGAACGTACCTTCCATCATGAAGGCGGCACGCGAGATGGAACCGGTCGAAGAAGAGAAGGCCGAGATAAAGGATCTGCCGGTCGGACAGCCAGCCGACGCTGAAGCCAAGGAACTGATGGAAAGCGAGGACTACCAGAAGGCGAAGGACGAAGCGGTAAGCTCGTTCCCTTCTATGAGTCCGGTCGAGACCACCGAAACCAAGGAAGCACTCGATACGATGGCTGAAGAAATCGAGCCGTCCGAAGAGATTGAGGATAACCCCGGCGGAGACATTCTCGGCGTCAGCAGTGACGAAGAGGAAATACCGATTCCTGAAGAAACAACTGAAGAAGAAAAAGAGCCGAGCACTCTCTACGCTTACGACGACGTAGACCTCGACCAGTTCGACATGCCCCTCGAAGACGAGGACGAGCCGATAACGCTTCCTATCTAATTACCAAATTGGTTGCATAGTAGCCACCGACGTTCTGTCGGTGGTATTATCCCATTTGTAGTTGTTGCCAATTACGACCATCAGCAGACCGGTCAGAATGTACTTGAGTATCGTACTGCCGATTGGCGCAAGGACTGTGTTCAGATACATACGGTCGCATTCCTCTCGGCTGTACTCGTTGAACCCGGATTCGACGTACAACGCAGTCAGCACGATGTTGTACAGCGGGTTAATCGTAATTCCGAGGAAGGACAGCACGAACAGCGCATACCACGGCAACGGTGACGCGGCACTCAGTCCCTTCATGATTGTGATCTGATTCTTGATTCCGGTGAAGTCTATGCTTGAGATTGCGTCCTCGTCGAGCGCATCGTCGATACTGTCCTCGCGTACGACAATGTTCGCGTCGATGTCCTTGGTCAGACGGAACTCGCCGTTACCGACTTTCTGCATGATTGGATAGTCTTCGCCTTCTTCGCCAGGAATAATCTCAATGAATCTGTAGTACATAGAACCTAAACCGATATATTGTAGAAACTACTTTATTATCAGTTTAGGCTGCATTGAAATCGACCGCATCGCATCCACGGTACTCCATCTCCGTCAAGAAGCACTGGTCTGGCCGTTCCGGCAACATCGCCTCGTATTCGGCCTCGTACTCGATGTCGGTATGGGTCGGAATGTCTTGATTGAGGAGTTCCTCGTTCATGATGCACTGCACGTGGTCAGCGTACTGTTCCGGAACGATAATCGAGTCATGGACTGTACAGAAGTGACAGCCGACTTCCTCAAGGATTCTTGGGCACACGCGCTCGAACACGAAGCTACTCTCGATTTTCTGCATCTCGTACGCAAGCGACGCATGGCAAGATTCCTTCATCGCCCACATGCAGTTGAACAACGTGTTAAAATGCTCGCGCCAGCAACGCTGAACTGCACCGCGAATGGGATCTCTGTTCTCGTCAAAGTACAATGGCGAGAATAGGAACGACAGTAGGCCCTTCTTGGCCTCCTCTCTCGTAAGCTGTCGGTCGATATCGAAATCGCGACTGCACTCGTCACGGAAGAACTCGTAAATCTGTCCATCGGCCACTAGGTTACGGTAGCGTTCAAGCTCCTCTTCCATGCGGTCTAGCGTGATTTCCTTACGGCCCTCGTTCCATATCGGACGGAACTTGATGAAGGTGTTGTAGTTCTCCTCCAAGTCATGTCGGTAGAAGTCGATATACCTTCGGAACACGGCAATGATGAACGCCGCCTGAGACGACTTGATGTCAACTTCGGCAACTCTCTCGCCATCGCAACGCAGTGCCGCATGACGGATTTCCTTCTTCATGTTGGTCACGTTGGTATGGATACGGCCATAGCTGTCGTGCTTCACGTACATGTCGGCTGGGGAGTCAACGAGGTCGTTGAACCTCTCAATCTTCTCGCGCTCGATGGACTCCTTGTACGGCGTAATCTCGTTCTTCTCGACCATCTCCGTAAGCTTTTTGTCAGCTACACGCTCGTCGATGGAGAAGTGGCTCAGCTCCTCGTAGCACATTCTGACAACCGGATCTTCCATGGATATGCGCTTGCGCTCCTCGAACGACTTGCGAATGCGCTTCAGCAACGTACCGGAAGTAATTGAGTACTTGAGCATCTTGCCCTTAACCACGACCTCGTCGTTCTTGAGCTTCTTGTCGGCAATCGACTGCAAGTGGGTGGCATAGCTGTTCTGGTACGGAGCGCAGAGCCAGAACGCCTTGCACTTGCCAGCCCTAGTGGAATCGCCCTTGATGTAACTTGCAGACCTACCGATGAACTTGTTCTCTACGAGGACATTGATGGCTTCGAGATAATGGTCTCCAATGACCTTGTGGAGAATAACCGACGATAGGTGGCACTTCCAGTAACGGTACGGAATCTTGGGCTGGACAATCATGTTCGAGAGGAAGTCATGCTTGAGCTGGCTCGTCACCATGAAGAGGATTAGGGCCATGCAGTCCACGAAGTTGCGGGTAGCCAGAGTCTCTCCGTATTCTGTCATAAAATTGTGACAAAACGTACCAAAATCCTTATGCAGCATGTGCGGAAGTTCGATTTTGAACTCGTTTTTCCGTCTTCTTCTGCTCGACGAGGTGGTTTTGGTTGCGGTCTGGCTCATTTCTTCCTTCAAAATAGCAAACCCGTATTTGAGTGTCAATCTCCATTACAGGTTTTACCCTGACAGACCAGCGGTGGCAGTCCTGTCTTGCCGGGAGTTTATGCAGTTGTGCGGGAAAACTTAGCATAAAGGAATTTGAAAATCAAGTAGTCTCCCCTTACCACCCTTCCACCATGTTTATGTTTCGAAAATACATGTAGGAGTCAACTCCAGTCTAGTTTACATAACATGGCGGTTTAGTTTACATAATACTTGTAAAAATTGAAAATCAGCCCCTACCTACCCTTACCAGTGGCACCATGTTTATGTTTCGAGATTTGAGTGTAATTTGCAATTCAAATTTCTTATATCTATCTTAGCATTATTATGGATTTTAAGCGTCATATTACTGTCAATTTGGTGTCATTTTTCAGATGGCAGAGCAGTTGCCACAAGAATCGACCGGAGAACCTCTTGCCGGACATGGTCGTCACGATCAACACTGTTGACACGGTCAGCCCGAATGGTCTGTTCGGACTGGAAATGTCCTTGGATCATGTAGATTTCTTGAGCGAGCTTGCCGACAGCGTGAATCCGGACATCGGCCAGAAGATAGCCGAGGCCGTCTTGAAACGATGCAAGAAGGACTTCAAGGTAGTCCAGATGTTCGGAGCCATGCTCCGTGGGAAGGGCAACACCAGAACTGGCGTATATGGCAGCGGTAACATGTTCTCGTCTACCGACTTCAAGGTCAACATGGACAAGCCATATACCTTCGTAGTGGCCCTTGAAGGCACTGGGGATCAGATTGACGGCGTCTACCTCGTTCCGTCTACCGTACCCGCGCCTGAGGATTCGTATGACACGGAGCCGTTCTACAAGATGAGTTGCTTCGAGAGGATCTGATGACAGCCCCAGAGGAAAAGAAACGACCGGAAGTAAAGTTCGTATATCACGACCCGGTGATGTGCGAAGTCCATATCAGCTCGGACGACAAGCGTCTGGCGTGGACTATCAATACTTTCATCGGCCAGAGCATGACGTTCTATGACAAGCAAGAGGCCAACAAGTGGCAAGCCCAAGAAGGCTTCAAGAGCGCGTACGTGACATTCTATGACCGTAACACGCACTTGCTCCCTATCGGACTCATTCCGAGGGTCAGCAAGCTCGTGCAGGGCCGTTTCCATGCCCATATCGATCTCGACAAGCCGATTAAGGACTTGTTCTTGCCTCCGAAGGGACAGATTTCACGAAGTGACGTTGTGGGGTTCGCCAATACGCTGAATCTCCACAACCGAGAGAACGGAAATCCGATCGTGCCGTACGAGCACCAGTACAAGCTGGTCGAACGGGCATTGAACGGACGACGTATCTCCTTGCTGGCATGTACGAGTGCCGGCAAGTCGCTAGCGATGTGCATCATCGCACGATACCTCATCAGCCGTGAGAACAAGAAGCTTTTGATTGTCGTTCCGTCTACCAACCTCGTCGAACAGCTCTTTTCCGATTTCTACAACGACTATGGCTGGGAAGACGCCAAGAAGTACTGTACGCTGATTTATTCCGATTCCGATGACAAGCTGACGAAGGCTCAGAAGGAACGACTTGCCGCCGCCAATGTCGGCGAAGAGGTTACTCTCAAGCAGATCACGATTTCTACCTGGCAGTCTCTCCAGCACAAGCCGGACAAGTTCTTCGAGTGTTTCACCGCCGTCATGGTGGACGAGGCGCACTCGACACGAGGCGAGAAGTTACGAGATATCCTCACCAAGTGCGTCAACGCCATCGACTTCAAGATTGGCGTGTCTGGAACTCTGCCGGACGACGGTATCGACGCCGGTTACATCGAGAGCCAGCTTGGCCGTAAGGAAGAGGTTGTACGATTGAAGGAACTGGTGGAGAAGGGAATCCTTACGCCGGTTACTGTCAAGGCCATCTTGATTCCGTATCCGCCACAGCAACGAAAGATGATCTGCCGTCAGAACCATGACGACCAGGTAGCAATCTGCTCGGCGAACACTTCACGACAGGACATCATGAAGATGCTCCTCAACGAGAAGACCAAGAAGAACATCACGACCGACCAGAACACGGTGATTCTTTTCAAGAAGATTGAACCGCTGGAAATCATGCACGAGTTCCTTGAAAAGAACTTTCCGCAGTACACGTACCATGTCATCAAGGGAGACGTATCGGTGAGCCAGCGCGAAGCTATCAGAAAGTCCATCGAGCATTCGACCGGCAACATCATTCTGGCTACTTACGGATGCATGAAGCAAGGTGTCAACATCAAGCTTCTGCATAACCTCGTGTTTGCCGAACCGGCGAAGTCAATCTACATGGTCGTGCAGTCCATTGGCCGTATTGTCCGTCCTCACCCGGATAAGAAAATGGCCTACGTATACGACCTTGTCGACGACGCTTCCTATTCGTACATGAGCCGTCGCGGAAGCTGGTGTCAGCAGTTGAACTACATGATGAAGCACTACTATATCCGTGCTTCGTACTACCATGCAGACGACATAACGGTCGACGAGTACAATCTTACCGGCGTATACGAGGCGAAGATTGACGAGAAGATGATTGCCGAACGCAAGAAGAAGTCCGCCGCCAGGGCCAAGGCCAAGAGCGAGGCGGCAGTCAAGAAGGCACGAGCCAAGGTTTTCAAGAACAAGTTTTTCCTATAGGTTGATTTATGGCATTTGGCGACAAGAAACCACCTTTAAAAAGTTACCCATACAAGGATCGCAGATTGCTGGTCATCGACTGGGCATCCCTTTCCTATCACCAGCTTTGGTCTCTGAAGACGAAGTCCAGCAAGAAACGTCTCGGCAGTATCTTGCCGGAAGACGACGAGCTCACCGTGTGGCGTACGAAGATGTTCAACCGTCTTCTCGACTACATCCGTCTCTTCAACCCGATGGACATCATTCTCTGTCTGGAAGGAAAGAACGCATGGCGCAAGAAGGTCGTCAAGGACTACTATACCGAAAACGCAGTCATCTATTGGGACTCCGAAGGTTACTACGTCTGTAGTGACAACTACACTTATCGAGTGACGAAGGCTGGAGATGGATTCGGCGTGGTCAAGGTTCCGGTGAAACAGCGTTCGCTGTTCGAATCGCTCGATCACCGAACTCTTGGAAAGTTGCCTCAGGTTACCCAGGACATGCTCTGGGGAGTCAAGACTTCTACCGGCACGCCGGTGCTTCCGTCCTACAAGGGAAAGCGTGGCGCGTCCGCTTGGGAGTTCAGCGTCGACAAGAAGTACTGGCAAGCATACAAGGACGAGTACGCCATGGAACTGGCTCCGTTCTTCCGTGCGAAAGCAGTGAAGTGCGACGTGGCTGAAGGTGACGACATGATTTTCGCCTCCGTGAAGAAGTATGCCGGTGACTACGACGATGTTATCGTGGTCACGAGAGACTCGGATATGTCCCAGATGGACGTGCCGAACTTGAAGATCTACAACCATACTTCCGAGAACTTCGTCGAGTGCAAGTATCCGAAGCTGTACCTTGACGCCAAGGTTCTTTCTGGTGATACTTCCGATAATATCCGTGGCATGGCCTTTGTCGATGCGAAGAACGGTACGCTCAATCCGAACAAGGCCAACGGCGTCAGCGAGAAGGAAGCCGTTACCTTGATGGAGAACTGTCCGAACATCTATGCCGTTGCGAAGGCCAATGGCTGGGAAGGCCAGTACATGCGCAACCGTACCTTGATTGACTTGTCTATGGTGCCGCGTGAGGTGTCTGAACAGGTTGACGCGATTCTGGAAAGGCCAGCACCTAAGTTGAACCCTGACTGGAGCAAGACAGCCGACTGGGGCATCCCGGAAAGTAAGGTGGACTACTACCGTACTCTACAGCAGTTCGGTTTCTACTGCACCATTGCTGCCGAGAACGCTACGCCGGAAGATTTCCACGGCGACATGCTTGTCAAGAAGGAAGCGGAGCTCAACAAGAAGCTGATGGACGATATGTCTACCGGTCTGGACTTCGAAGACCTCGACGGAGCCTTCATGTCGACCGGATTTGATATTGAATCTTTGTAATGTTATATTTGAAACCCGTGAGGATTTTGTATGATTCCAGTAACCGCCTTGGTTCGTGTAACCACGAACAATGAACTTGACTTTAACGAATGGCTCGATTACCACATTGCTCTGGGATTCGACCGTATCTATGTATATGACACGGCTAACCGTGGCTGGCTCCCGGAAGCTTGCCGTAAGCGTCAGGAACATGTTACCCTTGTTCCGCCTTGGCACAATGATTGGCGCAAGAAACGAAACATCATTTCCAACTACGTCGCCAGTTTCGTAGAGCCGACTTGGACTGTGCTTCTCGAAGACGATGAGTTCATCTGGATGGATCTGAATGTTGCACCGAGCTTGAGCGCATACGTAAACAAGTTCCTCGGCACAGCAGCTGAAGCCATGTCAGTCTACGTGAAGTATCTGTCGTCCGAGACTCCTATGAAGAACCGTGTCGGTACTCTGATTGACTGCTTCCAGCACTCACGACCGAATCCGCAGGGACTGGTGCATCCGTGCTCCCATACGCCGAACTTCGCAGTGACATTCTTCTACGTGAAGGACAATCACACCGAACCTATGCGTGGCCCTTTACAGCCTTCCAGTCCATACTGGCGAGACGCTGTCGGCGCACGCCTCAATGACCAGGTGTTCGGCGCGTACTTGACGAGCAATGCCTATAACCCAGACCGCTATCCTATCCGTTGCTACAAGTACGGATTGAAGTCTGGTATCGAAATGAACATGGCTCCGGGTACGAAGCCGGTCGGATATACTGTCAAGGATTTGGCAATGCTGAACGAGCGTGCCGCTCTCTTGAAGATTCCGGCAAACGACATGACGGAGAAGTTGTTCGCGAAGGACGATGTCCTTGCTGAAAAGCCGGATCTGCCGAAGCGTGTGTTGAGCGACGAGGAACGTGCCGAGCTTGAACTTCCGATTCCTCTCGGAAAGATTGACACCTACATCCTTTACGGCTACACCCTTGACCACGTCGTCGAATTGGCTGCCAAGGCTGGCTATGCTGATACCGTCGAGCACCGTGCCACTATCGAGCGTGTGTACCGTCGCGAATGTTCCATGATTGTCGAGTCTTCCCCGGTTTACAAGAAACTTTCTGAAATCGATGCCGAAGGTGGCCGTACTGACGAGATGATTTGCTCCGAGCTGAAGATTAGCAAGCCAGCCCTAGAAAAGATGCGCAAGTGTCTTGCCGTTCTTGACATCAAGACGGTTACCGAGGTTAAGGAAGCTGTTGTCGAGGCCGAAGCCAAGGCTGACGATGAAGCGGCGAAGTCCATTGTCGAGGAATCCGACATGGCCAAGCTTACTGAACAGTTCGACGCAACCGTAGCCTTGCACCCGGCTACTCCGGAAGATACCGCCGTTATCGACAAGAAGATTGAAGACCGCAAGGCCAAGCGTCGTGAACAGGCAAAGAAGTACCGTTCCAAGAAGAAGGAAAACGAGAAGGCGAAGGAAGAAGCAGTCAATGCTCCTGAGCCGGGTATGGTTAACGTAGGCCCTGCTAATGTAGAACTTGCAAAAGCTGTGTTGAATGATGCATCCGCTGCATTGGTTAATCCAACGGAATCTGTCGATGACTTGGCCGAAGACCTTGACAGCACAAACCTTCTTGATTCAGTTGACCTTTCCGCATTTGAGAACAAGTAATGCACAAGATTATTTTCAAGGAACTTGAGTTCCGCAACTTCATGTCGTACGGAAACACTCTCAACAAGTTTGAGTTCCGTGACGGCCTTACATGGCTCCATGGTGACAATGGTTTTGGTAAGTCCGCCATTGTCGAGGCGATGACCTTCGCTCTGCTCGGTATTTCATATCGAGGCGGAAAGAAGGAAGAGTTACGAAATACGAAGAATGCCGCCACCGGTTCGCCGACGTCGGTCGTTCTTACTTTCGATACGGTCGATCCTCCAGAAGAGCCAGAGTCCTACCGAATTACGCGAACCATTTCTGGAAAGAAGTCCACTACCAAGTTCGTCATCGAGAAGATGATTGACGGCGTTTGGATTGAACAGAATACTCGTGCCGGGTTGAGCCAGCAAGATTTCGAGGAAAAGGTATTACAGTTTAATGAGGTTTTGTTCAAGAACGTCATTGCGATGAACACCCAGGAAACCTTGCCGTTCTTTATGCTACCGGCGGCGAAGAAGCGTGAGCTGCTTGAGTCCATCATCTCGATGTCCCTTGATGCTTGGAAAAAGGCAAACAACAAGCGGCTTTCCGAGTCCAATATCTCGTTCAGCATCGCCGAGTCCGATATCCAGCAGTTGTCCAGCGAGATTTCCGAGCTCGAACTCATCTATAAGCAGATGAAGGAAGAGCGTTCGACCAATCTGGAACAGATGAAGGTTGACTTGCAGACATATACTGACCAGAGCACAGAGCTTAATCGAAAGTATAACGAACGCACTGCAAAGAAGCAAGAGGTCAGCGACGAGCTTTCCGCTATTCGCGCAGAACTGTTGACCGAGTCAAAGGTGGACAACCGCATCGCGGAAATCAAGGAAACCTTTAGCGGTGTCGAACAGCTTGCCACGGCAAAACGATCCGTTGACGAGGCCAAGGCTGCCTATGCAAAGCTGGAATCCGATAATGCCGAGTCCATTGCCGAGTATAAACAGGCCAAGTCCGATATGGCTCATTACCGAGAGCTGATTAACGATGAAGACCAGAACAAGCGTTCCCTGGAACGTCAGCTGGCGAAAAAGGAAACCGAGCACAACTTGATGGTGGCGAAGCGCGACAGCTATACGAAAATTGCCGAGTCGTTCGTCGTAGGTACTCCTTGTCCTACTTGTGGCCACATTTCCGACGAGTCCGATGTCGAACGTCACAAGAATGCCTTGCGTGAACAGTGGAAGGAAGCGAACAAGTCCGTAAAGGAATTGAATGCAGAGCTTACCAAGCTGAACAACGCCATCGAAGAGAGCCAGAAGCTGATCGACGAATATGAGCAGAAGGAAGCCAATGCGTTCGGAGACGTTACTACGTTCGAGGAAACTATCGAACCTGTGCAGACCGAGGCTTACGCCGCAATTACTGTTGCTACCAACAACTACAACAAGCTCCTGAAGATGATCAAGGATTTCGATACCGATACGGCCAAGGCTGAATTGGCTGAACTCGAAGCCAAGAAGAAGACCTACCCGGTATTACGAGAACAGTATACCGAGAAGAACACCGAGTGGAGCGAAATCAGCCAGTCCCTCAGTGACATCAACGGCACGCTTGTCCATGTCTATAACGAGATTGAACGATTGAAGGCTGAAATCGAGAAGGCCGAGAACAATACTGACGACGCTATTGCCGTAATGGAAGCGAAGATCAACAAGAATCGTGGTATGCTCAAGGACGCATATGACCGATTGCACAAGGCCAGCGACACCATTGCCATCTGTAACTTGATTACTCAGGTATGTGCCGACAACGGTATGAAGAAGATGGTGTTCAGCATGTTCGTGCCGGCATTCAACAAGGCCGTGCAAAGAAATATCACCAAGGCCAACTTGCCTTTCGTCGTTACGTTCAACGATGCCATGGATTACGAGTTCCAGACTCTTCCGGGTCTTTCGCCGTCCTACACGATGTTGTCTCAGGGCCAGAAGCGTAAGCTCGGTTTCGCTATCTCGATGGCGTTCCGCGACTTCGTTTCTCTGGTAGGAAACTTCAACGTGAACTTCTTGTCACTCGACGAAGTGCTCGACATCTCGACCGACGACCATTCCATGAGGGATATGCTCGACTTGGCGAAGCTCATGCTCGCTGATATCGGCTGTGCCGTGATTATCACTCACCGTGGCAAGGTCGTTGCCGACAAGTTCGACTTCCAGCAAGAGGTCATGAACAACGGCATGTACTCACGATTGGGTGACTTGAAGCCGATGTGGGAAAAGGATAAGGTTGCCTAAATTGTCGCCTCGGCTACAGAACTGATAAACTAGGCATGTAACCGAGGCGTTTTTAGATGGCTGGCTTGTTTGACTTTGAACATTATTACACCGAGAAGGTAGCCAAGGCTGAGATCAAGTTGGATGTCAGCGGCTTGCCTATGAAGAGCTCGGCTAGTTCGTCCACCGAGAATGATGACGGTACTATTGAAGAAGCCGACATGAACGAGTATGTCACCAATAACGTGATGTACAAGATTTCCTCAGTAATCACCGATATCGGAAGTGAAGTTTCCCATGGCGAGCGTGTCATGCTGTCCGTTACCGATGTCGGTGGCGGTTCACCTGAAACGATTTATTTCTTGGTTGGCGACCCTATCGACGAACTGGTCAGTGCCGGTGTGTATGAGATTCCTGAAACACGCGCCCTCATTATGCCGTTCTTGCTTGCTGTCGGAACGACATACTTCGAGTCCAAGGTTCTGACTGGAATCCAGATACTTTCCAATGAGTCTACTGTTGGCACTAGCGTCAGCGCGATTGCGGTTACTGTTATTCCAAGACTGCGCTGGGAAAACCCGTCGCTTTCGCTGTCTAATATAAATCCGTCACCGACAAGTGCAGAGTACAATTCAGTTAACCAGAATTTCTGGCACATGCAGTATCTGCCCGCCTACATTCCCCACATGCTTGCCGGTGTCGGTCTTCTGGGTGACTTGTATAAGGGTTTCAAGTGGTACGGTAACCAGATGCGAAGCAATTCGAGTATTGTCCGTAGTTACGACTCGTTCGTAAAGACAATCAATTCGCTTGGTGACCGGGCCAAGGAAAACGGACTCGGTGTAAAGGTTACGTTCTATGACGACAGCTATGCCAACAAGGTCGATTGGCCGGACGGCATGTCTAAATCCGAGTACAATAGACGATGCAAAGATGCCGACTATACATCGACGGAAATCAAGCGTGGCGACAAGATATCGAAAATATATCCGGAACGTCTCAATGAGTTTTTGGCCAAGTGCGGTTCGCACGTTGATGAAACTGGTAATCCGGACAATCCGGTACTTGACATCAGCGGTGACAATATCACTGCCATCATTCCGAACATTTCCGACGTTTTCAAGAAACTTTATTATCCGAAGGACGAGCTTGCCCAGGAATTTTCCGACAAGTTCTTTGACACTTATAACAGCATCATGAGTATACGTGGTGTCCGTTCGTTCATGTCGTCTTCACTCAAGAGAAAGCTGGACGCCAATAAGTTGAAGCTGAAGAAATTCGCCCTCGAAGGTCGTACCAAGTTTGCCGTGGACTTGTCATCTTGCGTGAACTATTTGTCAGCCATGTATTCTCGTAGTACTCCGTGGATATCTTACGGTATCACGTACAACGACATGAATAACCCGCATCTTATCAACTTGTGCGGTATCCGTAGCTTCGGTAATTCCGGCTTCGAAAACAAGTACGTGTATGGTCCCGTGATTTACAATGCTACCGGTGGTATCGAGCCGAATGATTCTGTTCAGCATTACGGATTCGTTTCTTACCAGAACATCGGCGCGATTTCTCCGGAGGATTTGGCCGGTAACTTGCCGTTCTGGGGTGGCCGTTGCCACAACATGTCATTGTATGGAAGGCAGTATTATTCCGATTGGCGCATAGCTACAAAGAGGATGACCATTGCCGACGTAAAGAAGCAACTTGCCGACAACTATGCCACTATGTACAATAACGAGCACGACCTTTCAGAAGGCGATGCCGGTTATATCGTACGTTGCGAATATGTGACCGAAGGCGAGGTTGGCTTCTTCATGACGGTTACGACTAGTTTAGGCGATATGCGTAGGCATGTCAACGACCAGTATGTGCCGGGTGACTTCTCTCCGAACGCGATACCGACTGTTGATCAGCTCGTCGCCATGGCTAGCGGCGCTAGTTTCCAGTATGGCGGTAGCGTAAAGAATTATGTCGATGTTTGCTTGACGTTGATTTCAATGTTGGTAGCACGTGACGATACGCCAGATTCCGTCATCAATGGAATTAGCGGTAAGTTGATTGCTCCCAGAAATTTCGGTGACAATGAAGAAATCGACGTGATGGAATGGGATAGCGCGTCAACGCCGGGTAAAATTGTAGGTGAATGGGAATTCGAACCGTCGTATGAAACCATAGACAACATTGGTGAGGCCACTACCTATACGATAAGCGACTGCATTGACTTTGCGTTGGACGTAATGGATGAGGCAATCGACGAGATCGATGACATCTTGACCGTCCGAGGATTGACTCTTGGGCCCACGTTCTTGCTGATACAGAAGTTGAGACTCCGTGAAACCAAGGAATTCTATTCCGATTTCAAGGACGTGATGAAAAAGATTCAATGGTATCAGGTATACACTAACGAGTCTGTCTTTGAAAACAAGTGTATCATCGGAAATCGCACTGCAAGCGGTGTTGACGAATACTATGCACTGTATCGATTCTGTCCAGCTAGGTTCCTTGTACCAGTCAGCATGTACAAGAAGGTACGTGTCAAGTACAAGCGTTGGGGAAGGACACGCCATAAAATGGTCAAGCGGTCGATTGGCGTTCGCTGGGCTGAAGTTACTTTTGTGGACAACGACGTCTACGAATCGTATCCGCAGAATAGCAACGAACCGATGCAGTTCTATCCGATAGGCAAGAATGCATCCGTCTCGTACAATGCGAATGGTACTGCGAAGTTTACGTTCGAATCTTCGCTCGAAGGCGATACGACTGACTTGCTTGACGTAGGAGCTGTTTCGAGTTTCAATCAGGGCACGCTTGTCCTCACTAACGCCGACGGCATGTATGTCAATGTGGCGTATGAAGGATCTACCGTGTTCGACTCTACCGAAGCCGTTCCGCTGAACGGTATCACATCGGTATTCGTGTATGGAATCTATGTGCCGCTTGACAATACCCAGAAATCTGACGAGCGCACCAAGGTGCGTATCGAGTACAAGATGCCGTACATCCCTTACGATACTGAACTGAGACGCTGGGCGTTCATCAACTACGGCGCATTCGACCAAGACATCTATGCCAGCAACAGCCGTGAAGTCCCGGCAAATCCGGAAGACAAGACGCCCGGCTGGCAGATTTTCCATAACAGCTCGAAGCGCATAGGCGACTTGAGGGCGAGCATGGGAATCTACGACGCTGTCGCCATTCTCATGGGCATCCTACGCAATACGTTCGGTGCGTCTTGTGTCGAGCTGGCCGAGACAATGCGGTCTAAGGCAGACCAGGACTTGATGTGTACTGGCGGTGGCGAGAGTACGTTCCTTTCTTGGCACAACTACGGGCTTGCCGTGAAGATTCTGATTAACGATCCCAAGACTGGCATGCCGATTGAGGACGGAAGCGACGCGATGATGAAGCTGATTGATGTTGCCGAAGCGTTTACTAACGCTTGCTTCAACGGAGCTTTCGGTAAGCCGTTGAATGTCGTTTGGTGCGGTCGTCTCAAGATAGGTGCAAACAACTTTGTCTGGGAGTTCTTGCCGATTGGCGTAGACCATAAGGACGCCATGAAGTTCCGCGAGGCACTTCTCAACCAGGAAGACCCGGTCGCCTCTCTTGGCTATGTTAACGTGGACAAGGAAAAGCTGGTGTGCCGTACTAAGCCGAAAGAAAAGGTTCCTTACGTATTGCTCTCTAGCGAGGCGTACAAGAACGCTATTGTCATCAATGGCGACCACTACGTCAGTCCTCGACTTATCCGTAACTACACCACGCCGAAGGACCTGGTGCTGATTAACATTATGGAGTTCTGCAACCTCATTCGTACGAAGATGGAAGCGAACGGTTCTTCTCTGAACGACCGTGCCAGCATGTACGAATGGAAGACGCTGAATGACAAGGCGTATAAGCAGTTGCTCATCTATTACGGACTGACCGGTAGCTTGTCCGCTGCAAAGGCTCTCGTGTGCGGTGAGTATGTCGAAACCTACAAGGACATCGTCGAGCGCAAGTACAGTGAGGACATCGTCGAAATGGTAAGGGAATTCCTCGGAAACCTTTACGCCGATGCCAAGATTTACATTGAGGAATCCGGCGACGGTGGCGCATGGCTTTCCTTGAGTGACGGAAAGTTGCACTTGAAGTGTACGGAGCTGCACTCCGTATATACCCAGAACTCGAAGGATAACTTCTTCGGCGAGAAACAAGCACCGATGGAGAACATGGCTCGTGGCCTTTATGTCGACGGAGTATTCCGTACGGAAGATGAGCTTGTTGCCATGGGTTACCAGATCGAGACGGTTAGCGAAGTAAGCTACATCGACGGTTACGACAACAACGGCAACGTGACTGGCGACGATGCGCTGTACATGCACTCGATGGTCGCTACGCAGATCAAGGAAGAGTTCGACAAGCTGAAGGAGTTGTTCGAGAACTATGGTGGCGGAATCATGTATGACCATTTTGTCGATGGCCCTAACGCCTCGATGGAAGATATGGTCGAGAACGAGTTCGGTATTATATCCGGTCAAGACTTGATTGACTTTGATAACCTGAGGGCAATCTTCAACCAGAAGCGGATTGAGGACAACGCGAAGCGCAATTCCGACGGAACTATCCAAGGGGCCGGCGGCGATGGCAGCGAAGTGTTCGAAAAGGTCGTTTCCAATGCCGAGCTTGCCGGTGTCCGTAAGGCCAGTCTCACCAAGGAGCATATCAAGGTGACTATCCAACCGAACAATATGTCCACCGAGGAACTCTATCGCAAGATTATGAAGGGCAGTATGACCCAGGCGAACGATATGTTCCGCAAGTGATTGTAACGAAGATACGTGGCGATTTCCGAACTGATAAACTGCAAACAAATATCATCGGTCGGTTATGTCTGCACGTTTGCTAATTAAGAAATACACTGGAAAGGACGGCGATTTCGGTACGCCGGTATCGTCCATCGGTTTGAAACGAGTGGATACTTGCGTCCCTTCAGTGTATAGCTCCGCCGCCCTTGAGGGCACGGGACATACGATTCCAGCCGATGACGCGTCCGAGGCGAACACCTACTGCGTGTACCGCCCTGACAATCCAGAGTGCTACAACTACTCTATGGAAAGCGTTTTCAAGATCCATTTGACTAAAGCTCCAGATGTCCAGCTAAGTAATATCCGTCTGTATCCAGTTGGCGAGAGACCCACATCCCCTACTGCCGCTAAGTTATATATAGGCAACTCGATTTCCTACAGTCGCCCGACAAACCAGAAATCCCAAATAGCGCTTAATGACATCTGGAATTATTCTAAAGAGCATCCTTTCTATTTGACAGTCGCCGGTCTGTATGGCCAGGTTCCAGACCACCGTCTCAGCAAGAACCACTACAAGGTTGATTACAAGGACTGCGGTTTCGGCAACCTCATCTACCTCGACGGCGACAGACAGCCGGTCGTCACGGTAGCCACTAGGGTGACTGACGACGACTTCAGCATCACGTTCGAAAACATTTCCTTCACCAAGGACACGGGCTACAAGTTCATCGAGTTCGTCCACGTGAAGAAGGTCGGCGGTAACGGTCTTGACGAGGTCGAGGAAATTGACCAGCGGTTCGTGCGCTATCGTCCGGACGCCAACGAGATCGAGCTGATTGTGAAGAGCAAGGCCGACGGCCTTGACTTGATTGATACATACAAGTATGGCCTGTTCTACAAGATTCCGGCGGTCGTGGACGAGTACGGCCATGTAATCAACCCCAACGTATGCACCGGCGGTGCTATCCAGATGGTCTACTTGTTCAACGAACAACCGGGCCAGTACGGTACGTCAGCCTACGCCTTTGGCGATAACTTGCCTCTAGGCGATTTCGGCACTGACTGGCATCAGACTAACGTGGACAGTTCGACCGGATATGTTAATACTACTCCGGTTCCGTCGCCGTTCGACAAGACTGGAAAGCCGGTCATCGAGTACGACGTGTACGTCGATACGGACGATTTCGGCCACATGGGCTACGTGATTAACGGCGTACGCCGTCCGATGTTGAGTTTCGATCTCAACGCTATTTACCGATTTACTAACCGTTCCGGTGCCGCATATCCGATGCGTTTCATCGGCAACTCGTTCTCTCCCATAGCCAATGTCATCGACGATGTCGTCGTTGACGGCGTGATTGTAGAGAACGGCGCAACTAATGCCGAGGTGATTACGGTCGATCCGGAGCGCGTGCTCAAGGCGGGTCGCAAGATTAACGCCTACCAGTGCGTGGTTGCCCCTGAGTTCGGCAGTTTCGTTTACAACAACCCGGTCTGTATGTGCGGAAACTACAATCTTTGCCGTGTCGACGGCGGTATTTACAACCCGCTGAAGGCCGGTGAGACCGACTATGTTTACCTCCAGCTTGAGGTTAGCGGTAAGGCTGACCCAGGTTATTGCGTACCGGATATCGAAATAGAATACGACGAAAATTAAAAACTTGTACCAACTTATAAACTACAATCAAAATTCAGGCCGTTCTGGCTTCATGATAAGGAAATAATATGGCTACACAGGCAGAAATTAACAAAAAGGCCATGTCGGACGTTCTCGCACTAGAGGAATCCGTTGGCATGTTTGAATCGTTCGGGAGCCAGCTCGACTTGGGACTTCCCTCACTGGAAGACGATGCACCTAAATCTTTCGAAGATATGCTCGAAGTGAACCCGACAAACGAACCGTCCGAAAGCGGTGAGTACTTCATGAATGAAGGCGATGACCTTCAGGACCCGATGACTCAGAAGTTCGTCGTTGACAAGTTCGCTGAAGAGCTGATGAAGCGTCCGGAAGACGGCATTTCCGTCGAAGACGCTCTACCAGATATCGCCGCTACAATTCAGGGTTTCGATATCAAGGGTGACGTTGCTTCCTTCATCCGCAACTCTATCGATCGCGCAAATCAGTTCATGCAAGCTCAGAACGTCTCCCCGGCCCAGCCGAATGGTGTTACTGGCGCAGACGCTGCTGCTACAGCCGAACCGGGTCTTGATGCTGGCCTCGAAGGCGACGGCATTCCGGCTATGGAACCGATTGACCCGACTGCTGAACCGTCCCTCGACGCTAACGCCGGTGACGTAGACCCGCTTGCTGGTATCGGTGACGATCTCGGTGGCGACCTCGGCGGTGACCTCGGTGGCGAAGAACCGCTTCCGGCTGAAGGAGACGACCTTGCTGGTGACAATCTCGGCGATGACCTTGGTGGTGGTGACCTCGGTGCTGAACTCGGTACTGACGACCTCGGTGACGATCTCGGTGGCGATCTTGGTGGTGACCTTGGCGGTGATGACGGTATCGAAGATGGCGACATCAGTGCTGACCTCGAAGGCGACGACGATGACCTCGGTGGCGATGAAGGCGAAGGTAAGCCAGAAGACAAGGGCGAAGAAGACAAGGAAGAATCCAATTCCGATGACGACGATGCCGACTTCAACTTCGAAGCCATTGCTAAGAAGGCTCGTGGCTTGCTCGAAGTTAACGAAACCGGTACTGACACTGACCTTCCAGCCGAATCCGACACTGGCGCGGCAGAAGGTACAAACGATGCCGCCGTAGGCACTCCGGCTCCGGAAACTACTGAAACTTCGACAGACACTTCGACAGAACCTCCGACAGAAACTTCGACAGACGGTGGTGCCACTGAACTTGAAGAATGTTCTCTGAAGGCTCAGGTCGAAGCTATTGCCTATGACGCTCGTCTCAAGATGACCGCACAGAAGGCCAAGGCTCTCGTTGAATCCTACAACAAGAATGAAGAAAAAAAGACTGTGATGGCTCGACTCGACAGTGTTATGGATAACCTCCAGAAGAAAGTCGTGACCGAATCCATCATCGACAATTTCGCAAAGCAGTCCGCCGCCAAAGCTCAGGTGGAATCCGTTACCAAGACGAAAAAGAAAGCTGTGAAGCCGGCATTCGAATCAATCATGTCTGGTCTGAACAACGCTATCGACAAATCTGGTAAGAAGGCGTCCCTTGCTAAGAAGGCCAATGCTATCGTGTCCAAGTTCGAATCTCGGATGAACCTCGACAAGAAGTTGAACGGTATCCTCGAAGGCGTTGAAACCTCCATCAATGCCAAGAAGACCGCTAAACTCAAGGAACAGGCTCAGATGAAGAAGATTGACTCCATTCTCGAAGGCGTGCAGAACAGCGTGGCCAAGCAGAAGGCAGCCAATACTCTCGACGATCAGCTGAAGCAGATTGTGAACGACGTGAAGAACGCTTAGTCATATAATCTCCTGGTTAAGAGAAGCCGTCACGAAAGTGGCGGTTTCTTTTTGCATTAGGAGGTAATTTAAGGAAATAGACTGGAACTGATAAACTGTACGTGCTATGAATAACGGTCACTATGCGGGAAAACTGAAGCGTTTCATCGAGGACGCTGTTAGCCAAGCTAAGGGCACAGACGGTAGGCTGTACAAGATTATGAACAGCCACGGTTTCTATGACGTGGCCGACGAGGACAACGGTCTGACCGACTGGCAGAGGGCCTCGGTTCCGGATTACAACCAGCACCGCATTTCAGATCTGTGTGACGCGATTGCCGAAATGTTCGGCGATATGCTGGGTAATGACGAATACGGTATCCTTTATCCAAATACCGACACCATTATCGGAAAGCTCGACTTGAGTACTACGAAGAATGCTGCCGAGATGAACGTGTTTGGCGGTGTTCTCGGTGGCCTTACCGCCGGTGCTTCGGAATCAGCCCGTCAGGCCATGGGTAACTTGACAGCAATCTTGATGGGCGGATTCGCCTTTGACCCCGACATCCTTCCTCCTATCGCGCTGAACTTGCCCGGACTTCCTCTGTCCTTGGCGAACGCATATCCCAAGGGAAGTTATCCGGCTGACTGGACTTTCCTCTATGACCATGAGACAGTAAAGTCGAATACCTATTACGAGGCCGACGACGGCAGTATCGCCATCGGCGCGAATATCAAGCTGAACCTCGGTGGCCCGGTTAGACAGCGTGTGCTGAAGCTCATATTCTCCGTGCCAGATGTCGACGAGAAGGGCGTGCCGAAGGGAGATGCGATAGGCGGTCTCACCGTCAACGACTTTAACAAGATGTATGAGATTTCTGATAAATCGTACTCTGAACTGATGAGTGACGATAAGTATGAAGAACACCGAAAGTTCAAGCTCGACGATATGCAGATGGAACTTGCGTATTTCAGAATGATACAGTTGACCCTTTGGGGTGCAATCAAGAACCCGGACAACTGGGCCTACTTGCACTGGGGTTGCCTTACCCACAACGCGTGTCCGACTGCCGTGAAGACTGCCTTATGTAGCTTCATCCACACTAACGGATTTGCGGTTGATTCCCAAATCTGCCCTGAAGCCGGGTTCATTTCCTACTGTGTCAATACTGGCATGGCGTATCATGTCGGTAGGACTAGGAAGACTGCCTTGTACCTCATGCCCGGCATGAAGTACATCAACGACAATAAAGAGGTTGTCACTGTTCCAAACGGCTTTACTCCGGTATGGAGCACTGACAACAACGGTGTGCCGGTGGACAAGGACTTGGCTAACCAGTATTTCACTCTGGTGGCGGATATTCTATCCCACTTGACCTATGACTCGAACCCGAACAAGGTCGACCTCAGAAAGCAACGAGTCGACGAGGCGAACCTGATTTACAACTACGTCGGCCTTCCGACAATCAAGTTCGGCGACAAGGTGATTCCGCCAAGCTTATCGGCGCAAGCCATGGAAAAGCGCGGTTTCGGAATGCTGATGAAGGCAAACATCAAGGTCTACGAGAACAAGAGTTCTTCCCTTCCTCTTTCCGATGCGAACTTCAAGATTATTAACGCCGCCGAGAAGGGCGCGAACGAACTGTCGAATACGACAATCGCTACGATCAAGTATCTGCTTGCCAAGGCTGGCCTTCCTGGTGTAGTCGTTACGTCTGTGTACCGTTCTCCGGAAGCGCAGACTAGGGCGATGTACAACAACCGCCAGAGCCATAACGGTGCAATCGCCGTCAGTTACGGCCCAAGGGGACGTGCAGTCGACGAGGAATACACCAAGGTGTCGAAGGAAGCGAACGGCGGAGCTTGTAAGACCATCAAAGACCCAGCAGCGCAAGCCAAGGCCAAGAAGCAGATGGAAGCCAAGTGCCAGGACTTCTTGGAACAGGGTACTCCGGTTTCCAACCACGGCTACGATCCGAATAAGATTCAGGCAGTGGACATGGGCCCCAACAGCACGATGGCTAAGTTTGGTCTTTCCGAATCGCACATGCGCCGCTTCAACACGGCTTGCTGGGACGCATACGGAGAAGGATATCTCAAGGCTTACTTCGGCCCAGCCGACTACGGTGGCCCGAAGCTCAAAGACCCGGCATTCCATATCGAGGTATGGCAAGACGGTAGCCACAAGCATCCGGACATGTTCGATTCCGGCGACGTGCTTCCTACTGTCGACTGCAAGATCCTTGACGAGAATTTGAAAAACAAGACGACCTGGGACTTGGTATACGTTCATGACCAAGTCATGGCATAGGAGTTTTTATGTCCAGCATGTATAAGCGTCAAAAAGAGGATTTCGACAACAAGGTATTCGCCTATCTGGTGAAGCGTCTTCGCGAACCGGTGACCGATACGGATGCCTTCCATATGGGAATCGTCGACGAGATGGGAAACCAGGTCAAGCAGACTACACCAGAGACCAAGTGGGCATGCACCGACTTGGACAGACTACTGTTCTTCCTCAAGACGGCCATGGGCGACAAGTTCGCCAAGATCACGTCCAAGTACGACAACATGGACTCGCTGTCAATCATGTCCGGCAGGGATATCGACACGAATTCCAAGGTCTATGACCGGGTAATCGCGCTTGTCGAGGAGCTCGCATACTTGCCGCCGGAAAACCGAGGCGAGGGCCAGTACATCGAGGAAAGCGAGGAAGGTCTTACTAGGGAGATGCGCTTGCAGAGAGCGTTCACTTGCGCCCAGTTCCTCATGGCTTGCATCATCAACAACGGCACTGTCGCCAGCGAGAACGTGATGGACTTCGACCGAGACGTTTTGGATGCAGTCGAGTCCACGTTCAATATCCGTGGCGTCGGTACTTACAAGGACATCACCGACTACCTCAAGGCTGGCAAGGCTATCGACTACGCCTCAGTCAAGACCGAAGGGTACGTATTGGCAGTTCGGATCGCAAAGACTCTGGTGAAGGCGAACGATACGATTTTTAACCCAGACAGAAAGGATGAGTTGAACGAAACATCCGAGTGGAGAGCATTGGCATCGTATGAGCGATAAGCAGACCATATTTGTATTCAACGGATTGCCTTATTTCAAGGTTGACGCGGATGACTTCATGTACATCGCGTCATGCGCTACTATGAAGAAGCGTCTTCTGTCCAAGAATATAAAGAACGAGGCATTGAGGTCTTACTATATCAATTCCCGTGCGCCAAAGTTCACCATAGACTATGATGGAGTAATTTTAACTTGGTAGGTAACTTATGTTAGTGAACAAACCAGATCAACCAAAAGATACAATCGCTACTAAGCTCCTGAGCCATGTAAGAGACTATGGCGCGGCGAACGAGCGTGGCGCAATCTTTGACCGAGTATTCAACCGTGGCGACGTGGTTCGCCAGATTCGCGCTGCGCGAAATGTTGTCGGTCAAGGCGTAAACCAGATGATGCAACCGGACGGCTCGACGCCGGACGGATTCAGCATGTACATGCCGGCACTTGGCATTAGCGGTGCTCGCATCGACCCGGACAAGATCCAGAATGCTATTGCCGAAAACCAGGCACAGCTTTACTGGAAGAAGAACCAGGAACGCGCTAGGAAGTACGATACAGTTGCCTCGCGCTCCGAGGTGAACGAATCCCTTATCCAGATTTGTAACGAAGGCGTCTACAAGGACGACGTCGACGAAATCTGCTCACTCGACATCGACCACGACGCGCCTATCGGCGACCCGGTTCGAAAGACGCTCGGCAAGATTTTCCGTCAGGACGTGTTACGACGAATCATGAAGTTCCACCAGAACGGCTGGGAGTACATGAAGTACTTGTTGACACGTGGCCGTATCTTCTTCGAAGTTCTTTACGACCCGTCCACCGGACATATCGAAGGCGTGAACATGTTGCCAGAAGAGCACATGATTATCGTCGTTCAGGACAACCTCATTATCGGTTACCGTCAGATGCTGACCGGTGCTATCGCCGCTCAGACCAACGGCAAGAACTACATCGACTTCTCTCCCAACCAGATTTTGTATGCATCTCTCGGCATGACCGGTCCCGGCGGCGTCAATGACCCTCGTTCCATCTTGGAACCGGCTATGAAGCCATACAACCAGCTTAACACAATCGAAGATAGCGTGGTCATGTACCGCGTCCTCTGGGGTTCTGAAAAGCTCGTGCTGAAGGTCGACGTTTCCGGTATGACCAAGGCCACTGCCGAAAAGTTCATGAAAGACCAGGCTAAGATGTTCAGCCGTCGTCTCGATTACAATACTATGACTGGCGAAGTGACCAACTTCGGTACGTCTCCCGGCTTGACGGAACATTTTGTGATTGGCGTAGGTAACGGTCGTATGGGCTCCTCTATTGAACGTATGCAAGGCGGTGCTGAACTTGGTAACATTGACGACTTGAAGTTCTTCAAGCGCAACTTGGTCAACTCCTTGATGGTTCCTCCGGGACGTATCACTGCCCTCGCTGGCGACTCCCAGAACTATAGCCAGGGAAAGATTGGCGAAGTTACTCAGGCCGAAGTGTCGTTCGCTCGTCTTGTTCAGCGTTACCAGACTCCGTTCGAGACAATCCTTGTCCGTCTGTTTGTCATGGTGCTCAACACCAACAAGACAATCGACGACTCAATCAAGCTTCAGGAAATCTATACAGTGCGGTTCAGAAAGTCCAACGGCTTCCAGAACTTCATCGATTCCGAAGTGTGGACGACGAAGCTCGCCGTGTTCGATTCCATGATGAAGCACGTGTCTTCCAAGGAAAACCCGAACGGCGCACTTTCCAAGCAAGCAGCTCTACGATGGGGTCTGCGTCTCAACGACGAACAGTACAACCTCAACAAGGCATGGTGTGCCGAGGAGAAGAAGGAAGAGTCCGGCGAAGGTGGCGGAGACGAAGGCGGTGATGCTGGAGCCGGTGGCGGTGACGCCGGTGCTGGTGGATTGCCGGGAATGTAATGCGATGGGCGGTCGATTGACCGCCTTTTCGTTCCACTTGGGATCGGAATTTTGATCTTCTATATTTAACAAAAAAGAAAAAGGAACTATCCATGAAGGTACTAGAATTATTTGCCGGTGAGCGTTGCATCGGAAAGGCGTTCGAGAAGAAGGGCCATGAGGTCTACTCTGTCGAATGGGACAAGTCTCATCCGGGTTGCCAGTGCTATCAAGACGTGAACAACCTTACACCGGAATTCATTCTTGAACAGTTCGGCCAGCCGGACGTGGTCTGGATGAGCCCGGATTGCACCTCGTTTAGTATTGCGGCAATTTCTCACCACCGTCGTCTGAACCCGGAAACCAAGAACCTCGACCCGATTAGCGATTATGCGAAGTTCTGCGACAAGACTGACCAGCATTGCTTATGGCTGATTTCTCAGCTCAAACCTAAGTTCTTCTTCATTGAGAATCCGCGTGGCGCAATGCGCAAGATGACTTGGATGCAAGACTTTCCTAGATATACGGTGACTTATTGTCTTGCTGGTGAAACTAAGGTTGTTACGGTTGATGGTGAGCGTCCTATAGCTGATTTGGTGGATACTACTCAACGACTGCTGACTAAAGATGGAACTTGGGTAGATGCTCCTATTAGATGCTATGGTACTCAAGAACTTATGAAAATTAACCTTACTCGTCATAATGTCACAAAGACCATTTATGCTACACCGAATCACTTATGGTTTACAAAAAGTAGGGGAGTAAGATTGGTCGAAACTAAAGACCTTAAACCAAAGATGTTCATTGATGGCGTAGCACTGAAGCCAATCAAGTGTAAAATCATTGATTCATGGGTTGCACGTGGATTTACGTATGGTGATGGCTGGGTGTTGAAGAATCAAAGTAATAAACATGCGTTTGCAATGTTCTGCGGCGAAAAGTCCGAAATGATACCGTATTTTAATGGTTATTGCGGTAAAGTGTACTATGACACTCATAATGGAAAGAAGGTTCCCAAGCTATATGGTATGCCGAGGGAATGGAAAACCGAAATGCCGACGCCCCATGACAGTGTAGATGAAATTTATTCGTGGCTTGCTGGCTATTTTGCCGCAGATGGGTCTGTTGGGTTGACAAACGGTCAACTCACCTTGTATTCAGCGAAGTTGAAAGACCTTGAAGCCGTACGTTCCTTGTGTCGTGCGGTTGGTATAGGTACTTATGACATTACGTCATATACTCGCAAAGGATATGGTACAGAGGAAACGCCTATGTATGCTATGACTATTATGAAAGGCGATGTTACTGAATCGTTCTTCTTGCGAAAATTTCATCGAGAAAAGTATATGGAACATGCCGTAACTAAGCATCAAGCAAGACGTTGGCGAGTGGTGTCGGTCGAATCAACGGATAGGATAGAGCCGGTCTACTGCGCCGATGTACCGAATTCGCATAGTTTTGTGATTGAAGGCGATATTGTTACGCATAACTGTAAATACGGTGACACCCGAATGAAGCCTACCGACATCTGGACGAACCATCCAGACCCGCAGTTCAAACCACCGTGCAAGAATGGTGATCCTTGCCATGAACCGGCTCCTCGTGGGTCGAGAACTGGTACTCAGGGCCGTCAAGGCTCGGTTATCAGGTCGCTGATTCCGGAAGAGCTCTGCGACCACATCGTGGACATCTGCGAACAGTACATCGACAAGGTATAGACAAGGGCGGTCAATGACCGCCTTTTTTTATGTCGAACGTATAAACTATGGTGAAACATTTGCTAGGTATAGCCATGAATAAAGAAGTTTTCAACTCGTCGATGGACAAAATTGCGACGATCACCAATCAAACCGAGCTTTGCGAATCAATCAAACAGCTGTATTCGGCTTGCTTTGAGGCTCATAAAGACCGCACGACAGGCGGTAACTTCGGTGGTAAGACTATTCGCGACCAGAACAACTATGACCGAAAGTCTGACGAACCGACTAAGACCAGCAAGGAAACTTCTGGTCGCTATGGCAACTGGAAATCCGGCGTGAAGGCCATGGGTATTTCTGGTAAGGTCGGTAACGCATATGACTTGAAGAATGACGGTATCAGTGATACCGATCAAAATTCTGGCTTTTCAAAGACAGCCCGTCGAAATATGAAGCGCAAGTTTGACCGTGATGTGATGGACTTCGAGAACAAGGCAAACCTTGACACATCCGACAAGGAACTTGACTTCGATATCGATGAAGGAAATCTTGATGCCGAATCCTACTACAATATGAAGGATGCAAGGCGTCGTGACGTGGATCAGCATACTGCATCTGCATATGACGATATGCTGAACACCACTCGTTATAACTACTCGGACGATGACTCTTCCAAGAAGGAGTACATCGGCGACAAATGGCAACAGATCTGGGAAGACTATCCGGATAAAGTATTCTCTGCAAAAGACGTTAACGACATCAATAACTCGCTTGGGATTGACTTTGAAGATGAAAAGAGGGCAGAACTATCTGATGAATTTGATAGGGACGTTCACGACGCTTTCGAGGAATATTATGACGATAACCTCGGCGATATGGGAAATAATATCGTTTACCATGGCCGTAAATCGGCATCGAATCTGGATGACGGTGACTACAGCGGTTGGGAAGACTACGAATCACCGTTGGCTAAAGAAGAGGAGTTGAGTACTGCCGAGCTGTTCCGTGAGTCCGTAGACCGTCTGGCAAAGATTACCGGCCAGAAGGAACTGTGCGAATCTGTCAAGGAACTTTACAAGGCTTGCATGGAATCCGAAGGCGACGAATATGCCGTTGACAAGGCAGAAACGGCAAAGCTATTCGCTCATGATGAGGCATCGAAGTCCGTCATGCTTGACCGTCTGGAACTGCTTCTGGACAACCATGGGTGTGCAATCCTAGATACCAGCGACTCGTCGGCTGAAGATAATTTCCCGGCTGTTTCGGTCGATTATGTGTACAGCGATGACGCCGAGTCCGCAGATTCTACCGAAGGCTCGGTATCTATATCCGCCGGATTCGACGGTAAGATTTCCTACTCCGTCCGAGACGATTATGGCCAGAATCTCAAGGATTACATCTGTGCTACCCAGGGCGCACCGCTCGGTTATTCGAAACGGTACAGTAGTTCTGAAGTGAATGAACTCTTTGCCGATATCGAAAAAGATATCCTTAATGTTACTGGACAGTCCGCTTAACATAATAGGTATGAAGATAAAAAGGTGGCGTTTAGCCACCTTTTTTCATTTCAATGTAGGTTTTTGACACTTTTTTGAAGGCGTTTTTCGGTATGGCTAAACAATATATCAAGAAACGCTTTCAGAGCATGTACCGAGTGGTGCTGCCGAGAAGGCAACAAACACGAAGGTACACTTATGCAAACCATTCAGAAAAAGAACCTCTCGAATAAGTGGCGCACCATTCTTGAATCCAACCTTGGTCGTCCTATTCGTACTCGCGCTGAAGCCAGCGTGATTGCTACCCTTCTGGAAAACCAGAATAAGTTGAACCGTGGCGCATTGCTCGAAGCCGCCAACGTCTCCGCTGACGTTGCCCAGTATCAGCAGTACGCTCTTCCGATGATTCGTCGTCAGTTCCCTGAACTGCTTGCGATGAACACCGTCACTGTCATTCCGACAACCACCCCACAGGGCATCTATTTTGCTCTCCGTTACCTCTACGAGAATGAACCGCTCAAGACCACTGCCTTCCGTCAGGGTCAGAAGCAGGAAATCGGCTACGACCTCGTGGCTGACCACACCGGCTTCGCTGGCACGTTCAACCCGTGGACAACTGGCATGGGCGAAATGCTTTCCAACTACATGGAAGGCACTGGTGTGAATGGTGCTTCCGCTAACGGCGCATCCTTCGACCCGAATCAGCCGGGCCTCCTCTACAACAACTTCGGTGGTTCCTACCTCGCTGGTGACGACCAGTACGGTGCCTACAGCTTCAACATCAAGAAAGCCTCCATCAAGGTGATCTCTGGTGCTATCCGCGTTGGTACCCGCGCCATCAAGTCTCACTACACCATCGAACTTCAACAGGACATGGCCGCCGCACACGGCCAGGACGTTGAAGCTCTCTTGCTCGAAGGTCTCCAGTTTGAAATCCAGCAGAACATCGACCGTGAAATTCTTCAGGCCATGGTTCTCGTTGCTCAGACTCCGGCTCTCGGCGGTGAAGCAGCAATCGTGATGGATCTTGCTCAGAACTCTCTCAACTCCGCTATGGGTCGTTGGGCTGCTGAACGCATCGCTGGTGGTATCGTGAACACCATCATCGCTGTGTCTCGTAAGATTGCCCTCACCACTCGTATGGGTTGCGGTAACTTTGCCATTGTGTCCCCGGATATCGCCGCTGCTGTGGCTACCCTTAACAACGGTATCTACACTCCGACCTATCTCCAGACCGATGCTGCTGTCCAGCCGAACGGCGGTGTGGCTGATGCCGGTTCTCTTTTGAACGGCAACATCAAGCTCTACCAAGACATTTACGCTAACGCGTCTTATGCCCTCTTGGGTTACAAGGGCCCGCGTCAGGGTGAGTCTGGTATCATCATGATGCCGTACATCCCGTATATCTTCTGCAAGACCGCTGGTCAGGAAGATGGTTCTCCGCGTCTGATCGTCAAGAGCCGTTACGCCATTGTGGCTAACCTCTTGGGTGCTGGTCAGTTCTATCGCGTGATCCAGTTCAAGAACGTGAACAGCGTGATCACCGGTATCGACCTTGAGAACAACCCGTGGCAGTCTAACGGCTCCATCGGTGGTGCTTCTCTCCAGCCGGGCCTCAGCTACGCTACAGTTCCTAACGGCACTGTCAACGTCCCTGCTGGTCTCAGCTACGAG